TTCAAAACGAACTAATAACTAGAATACTAACAGGACAAATAACAAAACAAAAAGCTACAGAGCAAATAAAAGCTGCCTCAAAAGTTAAACATAAAAAATCACCACTAGATGTTAAGCACATTAACGATGCTATAGAGGCTGATCTAAAGAAAAGAGGTTATACGTTTGATTCAAAATTATCTGAGAAAAGCAAAGGAATGTCTACGTTTGATTTTGATGAGACATTAATTATAGATGGAGAAAATTTTGTTATAGCAACAAATCCAATAACTGGACAAGATACAGAAATAAGTTCAGCTGATTGGCCTATTAAAGGTCCCGAGCTAATGGCTGAGGGTTACAAAATGAACTTTGATGATTTTGTAAATGTAAGAGGTGGAGTTGACGGACCATTGCTTCAGAAAATGAAAAATCAAATTAAAAAGTATGGACCTAATAATGTTTTTGTGTTAACAGCTAGACCTCAAACTGCTGATATTGCTATTCACGAGTGGTTGAAATCTAAAGGTGTAAATATACCATTTAAAAATATAACAGGATTAGCAGATAGTAGAGGTGAATCTAAAGCCAACTGGATGTTAGAAAAGTTTGCAGAGGGATATAATGATATGTATTTCGTAGATGATGCCTTACCAAACGTAAAAGCTGTTAAGAATGTACTAGAACAACTAGATATTAAATCTAAGGTTGTTCAAGCTAAAATACAACTTAGCAAAGACGTGAGCTCTGAGTTTAATAAAATATTAGAAGACACAATGGGTGTGTGGGCAAAAAAGAAGTTTAGTACTAGTGATGCTAGAATATTAGGGATTAAAAAAGGTAGATTTAATTTTATAATACCACCCTCAGCAGAGGACTTCAAGGGACTACTATATTCCTTCTTAGGTAAGGGTAGAGTAGGTGATAAACACGCTGCATTTTTTAAAGAACATTTACTAGACCCATACGCGAAGGGATATAGAGGATGGAATGCTTACAAGCAAGCTATGTCTGATGACTATAAGGCTTTAAAAAAATCTTTTAAGGGTATTAGTAAGTTATTAAAAAAGAAAGCGGCTGGAACAGTATATACAAACGATCATGCTGTTAGAGTTTATCTGTGGGATAAGGCTGGATTTGAAATACCAGGTATATCTAAAGAACAAATAGATAGGTTAAAAAAGAGAGTTATTAGTAATCCAAAGCTAAAAACGTTTGCTGATGGTCTTAGTAAGTTATCTAGAATTCAAGATGGATATATAGAACCAGATCAACATTGGGTTGTGGGTAATATAGCTAGTGATTTATCTAGCACCGTTTTAAAAATTGGTAGAAAACAATTTCTTAGAGATTGGATTGAAAATAAAAACTTAATATTCTCACAAGAGAATTTAAATAAAATAGAGGCTACGTACGGAACTGGTTTTAGAACTGAGCTTGAAAAAATATTATACAGAATGGAGACCGGTCAAAACAGGGTTACCGGTAAAGATGCTCAAGTTAATGGATTTTTAGATTGGATAAATGGGTCAGTTGGAGCTGTGATGTTTTTTAACATGAGATCAGCAAGTCTCCAAACAATATCAATGGTTAACTTTATTAATGCGTCAGATAATAATGTATTTAAAGCTGCTGCTGCTTTTGCTAACGCTCCTCAGTTTATAAAAGACTTCACATTTATATTTAATTCAGACATGTTAAAACAAAGACGAGCTGGATTACAAATAGATGTATCAGCTTCTGAATTAACAAAAGCATTTAATACAGGTAAAAGTAAACCACAAGCGATTATAGCTTATTTACTAGAAGTAGGTTTTACACCAACACAAATTGCAGATAGCTTTGCCATTGCAATGGGTGGTGCAACCTTCTATAGAAATAGATTAAATAAGTATTTAAAAGAGGGAATGTCAGAGAGTAAAGCTAAAGAACAAACCTGGTTAGACTTTCAAGAAATAGCTGAGGAAACGCAACAGTCATCTAGACCTGATTTAATATCTAATCAACAAGCTGGACCATTAGGTAGGTTGATACTAGCTTGGCAAAACACTCCGATGCAGATGACAAGACTTACTAAAAAGAAATTATCTGATTTAATTAATAGAAGGCGTATACCAGGTTATACACAGAAGCAAAGTGATATGGCTAATATATCTGGAATAATTTATTATGGTGTTGCTCAAAATCTATTGTTTGGTGCTCTTCAAACAGGGTTAATGTTCTTGTTGTTCGGTTGGGATGAAGATGAAGAAAGAGAAGAAAAGTTAGAACAAAGAGTTGCTAATGGAGCGCTAGACACGTTATTGAGAGGTACCGGTATATATGGTGCGGGTGTTTCTACTCTTAAAAATGTTTTATTAAAATGGAAAGAAGAGCGTGAGAAGCCGAGATGGAAAAGAGATAATCTAAATATAGCTCAAGAAGCTGTTAATCTTTCTCCACCATTAGGAACTAAAATGAGAAAAATAATGAATGCTGTTAAAACCGAAGAATTTAATAAAGGTGTTAGTAGTGAGATAGGTATTAGAATTGAAAATCCTAATTTAAGTATTGCGGCTAATTGGACTGAGGCTTTAACAAACTTACCTGTGGCTAGAATATTAAACAAAGCTAATAATGTAGAAGAAGCTATAGCTGGTGATCATGAGTTTTGGCAACGTATAGCGTTAATGTCTGGCTGGAGTAGATGGAGTCTTGGGGTTGTAGATAAGCAGTTAGAAGAAGCAAAACAATCTCTTAAAACAAAAAAAGAAAAAGCAAAAGAAATAAAAAAAGAAGTTGACAAAGAGATTAAGAAGGAGATAAACAAAAATAAGAAAGAGCAGAAAGAAAAAGACTTAAAGAAGATGATTGAAGAGGGTAAAGTAGTTCAATGCTCTGGGTTAAAGTCGAACGGCAAGAGATGTGGTTTAACAACAGCATATTCTCAAAGAGAGCAAGCTGCATTTAAAAGCTCTGGTAAAAAAACCTGGCTATGCCCTCACCACGCTGAGTTCAAGGACGGTATGGATAGGGATGCTGATGGTGTAAAAGAGTATCAATGCACTGGAACAACCTCTTCAGGTAAGAGATGTAAAAATAGAGGAGAGTATACAGGAAAAGTAAAAAGATGTTATGCTCACCAATAAACGTGTAATAATAATAGTATAACAATAAAAAGTAAAACATGATAAATTGGATTAATTCCTGGAAAGCAGGTAATAAAAAAGAAGTATACGAAATAAACTTTAGACTAGGAACGTGGACAATATTTGAATTGTCATTTTGTCCTTGTTGGGAGTGTAAAAAGAAAGGTAAATGTGCAAGGTTTAGATTTATGATTTTAAACTTTGGATTTGAAATATAAAAATGAAATGGATAGGTCAACATATATGGGATTTTATATCTAGATTTAGAAACAAAATAATTCAAGAGTATACTTACGACGGAGATGGGAGTTTTAGTGACAACGCAACAGACATAAGTGTAACTCAAGAAGGTACCCAATTGCGATGGGGGAGTGTTATTAATCTTTACTATAAATTAGCGGGTAGTTTAGCTAGCGGCGTTAATATAATGAGAGGCCTTAGGATTGACATGGATGATACTGGTAATCATGGCGCTAGACAAAGCAAAATGTACGGTATTGAGATTGATATTGACGGAAACCAATTAGGTAGCAACACTAGCAATCAAAGTGTTGGGATGATAATAAACAATAATGGCTCTCATATTTGTCAAGGAATAGAAATAACTGTTGGTGGAGCTGGAGGTGATGCTCATGATAGTATGGGTATAAGACAAAACATAACAAACGGTAGTTTTGAATTGCTCCACGAAAGTTCAGCTAACCCCGCTGATTGGTTTGGTACAATAACAACAACTAATGGTGCAACCACACTTCGAACAAAGGATGCTGATGCTGCACTTGCACATATGACTCTTGATATAGATGGAGATATAATATTCACATCCAACTCTATTAATACGGGACCTGAAACATATAAACCTGCACCAACAGGGGCTTGGAATGAAAATTTTATAAAGGTTATGCCAAATGAATTTATAGTAGGAGATAGAGCTACCGATCCACTGGTTATTGAGGACGATGAAGATAGTGGGGCTGAGTTTGGGGTTAGAACTGTTAACGCACTTGATGTTATGTATGCTTTTGTTAAAATACCGAGAGATATGAAAGCAACATCCGTAACCGTGTATGCGAGTAGTAGTGTAGTAAATGGTGTAACAGCTTATCCTTATAATTTTCAAAATGGAGAAAATGATGCGGTTAGCTCAACAACCGGTAACGTTGGAGCTCAGGTGGTTTTATCACCAAACATAGGTGCGTCTGGAATAGCTGGTCTCTTACAAGATCTAGTTATAAAGGTTGCACCCGGAAGTAATTCAATATACGTACACGGTGCTATGGTACAAATAACAAGTATATAATATGAAAATAGTAAACGTAACAACCTCACCGGCTACTACATTTTTAATAAACAAAGGTGGAAATAGATCTGGTAATATAAGTAAAATAACAATAGCTAACTTCAGTGACAATAATAATGGGGCTGTTGTTAATCTATTTTTAAACAACGGTATTGATGCTAATGATTACTATTTTATTAAGAATGTTAATATCCCAAAGGGCACAACACTTGTGTTAGAGGATAATATTAGCTTCAATGAAGAGGTTTATAATTTAAAAATGTATAGCACTGGTACATCACCAGCTTTAACTGTAACGATTAAATAAATGAATTTAGAAGTAATTAGATTCTCTAGTGGTACTGATAGTACTAATGGAGTACTGTTCGAAACTATTGAACAGGGTAATGATATAGATGGTAGTTTTAAACAAAGAAAATTTTTAGCATACACATTAGAAGATGAACAACGAAATGAAAAAGTATATGGCGAGACAAGAATACCAAATGGAACTTACAAATTGGGTCTTAGAAAAGTTGGGGGATACCATGCAAAGTATTCTAAACGTTTTCCTCACATTCATATTGGGATGCTTCACGTTACTGATGTGCCTGGTTTTGAGTATATTCTTATACATTGTGGTAACACTGACGAGCATACAGCTGGGTGTCTCTTGGTTGGCGACTCCCAAGAAAACAACCAAATCACGAAGGACGGTTTTATAGGTAAGTCAACTCAAGCATATAAAAGAATATACCCACGAATAGCAGAGGCTATTGATTGCGGAGAAGAAGTAACAATAACGTATAAGACAATATAATGGCAAAGAGAGCATCGTTTATATTTATGGAAAAGAAACGTGTAAAAAGAGGTGTACACGCTAAATCTAAAACCTCTAATAACAAAGGTAGTGATAACTATAAAAAACAATATAGAGGACAAGGAAAATGAAAAAATTAATTATATTATTTTTGCTTATTAGTGCTACTTGCACAGGGCAGATAAAAGACTTTTTTAAATATTCTACATTATACACATCAATGACAATGGGTACTTCTTTTACTGAAAGAGAAGACTATATTGCTATTGGTAAAGGATATGAAGACGTTACAGAAGTTAATCCATATGATTATAACTTGACAATTGGGTTGAGAAAAATCGCTCGTATGGATTATGAGTATAAGGTCAAAACGTGGTATTACGGAACTGAAGATGGAGTAAGTGATAACGTGACAATAGGTAATGCTATTGGTTGGGAGTATTTACTTAACTATTCTTTTATTAGAGAACGTGGAGAAAAATTTAATAATCAAAATTTCTGGCTAAGATATTTAGGTAACAGTTGTGTTACTAAGTTGCAATATACAGATAACCAAAGAGTAGATTTACGGTTTGCATCGTTTGATACAAGATATAGAATAACAAAAGGTAACTGGGATTTAACAGTTGGGGTTGTTGGTAGAATACATCCAGCTTATGGTATAAATCCTATTGAAGATTTTTGGATACCAGGTGAATCAACATTCCAAGATCTAGCGGAAGACTTTGGGTATGCACCAGAACAATGGGTGCAGGGATTTTATGTCGACCAAAATTGGTACGATGTTAGTGGTGGAGATTCCGTACTTATCGCTACCTCAAACGACGAGTTTTTCCACCACTATTTTGGAGATGCGGTTGCACGATTTAATGAGCGTGAACTAGAGAAGTTGGGATTACAAAAAGAAATTAGTGCTGTTGTTGGTGTGGCGTATTATAAGTACACACCAAAACTGTGGCTACATATTTGGGCTAACTGTCTACCATTACATTATGGTCTAGACGATTATTCGTTTGAATATGGGGAGGAAAAATACGACAATATCGAGTGGGATGCTGGTATTGTATTTGGCTCAAGGATTACTAAATCATTGGGATTGTTTATTGAAGGAACTCATATGAAGTACTGGGATAAACCAGTATATGAAGTGAAGTTTGGTTTTAACTATTTAATATTTTAATTATGAAGAAATATATTATAATACTATTTGCGTTTATTGGCTCGTTCGCTAATGCGCAAGAATACGATTTTCAAGAGTTATGTTTAACTTGTGCAGAGGCAGGAGGATTTTACTGTGGAGATGACCCAACAAATTGGACTCAATACTCTCCAGAAGGATGTGTTCCAGGTAATTGGATAAATGATGGATGGGAGGATTGTGTTGATGCTTCTGATGAAAACGAAGCTGCACCAACTTTACCAACAGATTGCGGTCCACCACCACCACCACCTTGTGATACTGTATTTATAGAAGTTCCGTTTATAGAGTGGAATTATGATACAATAGAAGTAGAGGTGCCATTTTATATATATGAAACTATAATTCAATTTGACACAATAGTTGAAACAGAATATATAACAACAGTTGTTATTGATACGTTTGAAATTGAAACATTAGTTCCAGAATATATATACGTTACAGATACTATTACTGTTTATGAGGATATATTAGACACGTTAGTTGTTGAAGTTCCTGTTATAGAGTATGTTGATACAATTATATATGATACTGTTATAGAAACTGAATACTTAGAAATATTTGTAGTTGATACGGTTGTGGAATATGTTGAGGTGATAAATACAGAATATATTGATTGTGACTCAGGTTTACCTTGCAACTCTGCTATTATGGAAATATTAGATAAATCTAAGACAAATGGTGTAATATATAATATTAATGGGCAAGCTATTAAAAATAGAGAAGGATTGTATATTGAGAATGGTAAAATTTATATAAGAAAGTAATATGTTAGATTTAGAAAAACAAAATATTTCACCATTAACTCAAAGAAGATCTAAAATACATGGTAGAAGGAGACATCCTAGTCATGATAAATATCATGCTGAGACGTCTGAGGAATTACAAGAGAAAATAGAAAAAGGTTTAAGGATATATAAAACGTCTTAATAATGGCAAAAGAATTATCAGAAGACAGTAAATTTCAGATAAGTATAAAAACATTAATCAGTATAGTTGTAGCTGTTGCTACTATTATATCTGCTTATTTTGGTTTAATGAGTACTATAAACTCTAAATTTGGAGAACTAGAAACAAAAGTTCAAAAAGCATTAGAATTACCAAAACCTGGAACAGGTATATATACAATTGATATGGGCGACCCTGCTGCCACTAATACTTGGCCACCAACTAGAATGGAATTTAATATGAAAGATCAAATGGCTCGTAATAAAATTGATGCGTTAGTTAAGGAGGTAGATGAACTGAAAGAAGAAATAAAAATATTAAGAAAATGATAAGACAAGTAGAAATATCAAATTATCTTTACATTTTAATTATGTTATTTGCTTTTGGATGTGGATCTGCTATGGGGCAAGACTTTATAGACACTGAAAACTTTGGAGATAAAATAGCTAAAGATGTTGTGGTTGTAGAGTTTTGGGCTGACTGGAATAAACACAACCAATTTAACGATCTTGAAAAGATAAAAGAATGTGAGACATACAGATTAGATATAATGGCCTCAATGGATGTTCAAAACAAGTATGATGTTTCTGCAATACCCACTGTTATTATATTTGACAACGGCGTGGAGAAGGTTAGATTTCTACCCAATATAATGTTTACGTTACATGCGGATAAAAAGACAGTGCAAAATTCTGTTGACACAATAATACTAAATAAATTTCAATAATCATGGGATACAAACAAAAGGGATACACACCCTTCACTATTACAAATAAACAATCACCATTTACAAAAGCTAGTGGTAAATCATTTTGGAGCAAAGCTAAAGATTGGGCAAAGGATAAAGCACAGGCTTTTCGTGACGCCGCAGTTAACATGGACAATATTGGTGGTATCGATAAGAAAACGAAAGCTATAAGAAAAGCTGATCTTACTAAACAAAATAAAATACTTAAAGATCAAAAAGCGCGAAACGAGCAAGCTGATAAGGATAGAAAAACCAAAACTGATGCTTATTGGGCATATAAAGAAGAACATGGAAAAGGTGCTGAACATCATAAAGCAGCTACAGAAGCAGGAGAAAAAGCAGTTAAAGAAAGTCACGCTAAACGAAAAGCTGATCTAGCTTCTCATTCACCTAAAACAGAAAAAGAATCTAAAAAGCAAGGACTTTTATTAAAAAACATAATAGCATCAGCTGAAGACAAAAAGAAAAAGAAAACGTAAAAAACAAAGTTAAAAAGTTTTAACAATGGCTTATATTCAAGTAAAAAATCCTGTTAAAATAACTAGTTGCGGTAGAAGAAGATCTAAAGTAGCTGGTAATAGTCCTTTTACAAAGGACGATAAGCTTGATAAAAAAAAGGGGGCAAAAGCCCCCTTTATTATTTAACCATTCTTTATGGCTTGAATTTGTTTCCTCACATTCTGAGCAGCATCTTTAATTGTTTGCATACTCTTTCTAGCTCTAGTTCCTGCGGATTTATTTCCATTCATAAACTTTTCTATTTCTTCGTGAGCGCTATGCATTTCATCTTGCATAACATCTAATAATTCTTCTAAATTCATATTTTACATTTTATTAAATTAAACAACTTCACACGACCCACCAGCACAAGCTAACTCGCCTGATAGATCTGTGTTATCCTCCGCTTCAATAACTTTCGTTAAATCTACATTAGATAATACTTTGGACATTTTATTATATTTAGCTTCGTCAATGTCCTCAAACGGAGCTTGTGTATATGTACCACCATCATATGGTAATACAGATAACCCATTGTAATATTCTCTATTCTCCCACATCCAATCCCCTGCTTTCTTCCATTCGTTTTCTTTTAAAGATATAGTTGCTGACACATTGTGAGTATTACTACCTCGTCTATGACCAGGTCGTATCCATTCTTGTGCAACACGTTTAACTCTTTCAAGAGTATCAAATGGTGATTCAGTTCTAAGTATTGAACCATCAGGCGCTTTTTGTGGTATGGAAATAACAGCGGTATCGTGAGGTCTGAAGTACTCGTCTTCAATTAACTCCTTATGGTTATTTAATAAATATCCATATATAGCCTCATTCTTCCCCACGCGCATTCTACGGACATAATAATCATTATGCCAAGCGTGAATACCCGAAGATGTTCCGAGGACCAGAGATGTTGTCCCTGCAGGTTTTACAGTTGTACATCTAGCTGATGAATTAATCCCTATTAGTTTCGCTACCCGTGCGTTTTCCTTTGTCACGATATTTGCAGCGGCCTTCATATCCATTTGGAGCACAGCGGCACTCCCGATTCCTGTCATTGACACACCTATAAGAGCGTCTTTTTCTGTTGTTTCTTTCCATATTTCTCTAAGATAGTGGAAGTCAGTATATCCAGCTTGTAGCGTTCCTATGAACGCTGCAGCTTTAACTCTATTATTTAAATCATCTTGATCTTTAATATTAGATACATTAACTTCACAAAGGTTACAGAACTGGAAAGGTCTAAGCGCTATCTCACAGCAAGGGTTTGTACCCCAATCTTTGTCATTGTTAAGATATATGCCAGGCTCTCCAGCTCCAGATAATTCAACTCGTTTCCACAAGTCCATAAAAAACTCTCTAGTTATTTTATGTCTCATTAAAACAGCTGAGTTGTTTGATCTACCTCTTTGTGGGTTTGTTTCCCACCAGTTACCAGATTTACAAGATATCATATCGTCGTCAGTAGCAGTAAACAAACTGATTAATGCAGCTCGTCTAATTCCACCAGCTAATACAGCATCGGCTATATGACACACAATATCATGTACTTCTAACGATGTTAATGTTGACCCATCGTCTTTGGATTCAAGAATACCCTCAACTTTAATTAAGCATTCTTTTAAAGGCTGTGGACCAGGTGCTTTACCACCTGATGTCACTAGCCTAGCACCTTTAGGTCTGATGTCAGTATAATCAAATACTATTCTTGAAGCTCTTTTCTCTCCAAGATAAGATCTAATTAATACTTTAACAGCATCAGACCAACCTTCAATTGAATCACCTATAACAAACCTTCT